GCCAGCAGAACAACACGTAACTCACAAGAGAAGACTAGCCAATGTATTAGAGATGAGATTAACACCAGATGACAAATCACCAACGGGCCCGGGGAGGACAGACAACCGAGCGGAGGCTGCGCGAACAAACTGCAAAACCTTCCGCCAGAAATCAGCGTTCTCCTCATAAGGAACAGCAATAGGCAATCTCTCAGCAATAAGCTTGTACATATCAAGCGCAATAGGGTCATGCGGGCAAGACTGTTGGGCAAACTCGTAAACAAACGAGGAAGGAACAGCTTGCATCTCAACGCAAGCCCAGGTGCGTAGTATATAAGATTGCGTAGCAGCACCGTCGGGAACTGAAATACGAAAGACTATGGTGTCAAGGTCATCATGACCACGATAAGCCATATTAAGTGAAGGGGTGCCGGCTAAACCGCTCTGGTAGGTATAACTCAACATGGGGTTGTTGTTGTCTCCAACAACATCCCGGAAGTCGAAACTGCCAGTACGGTTAAATGAGGTAGCGTAAGCACCTTTATTAATAGGCGACGTATAAAGCTGGTTGAAGGGATTGACATTTAAGTTATTAAGGCCAGTGGGTTCGAAAGATGGTAGTCCACTGCCATCAATAACATTATTAACAGTCATAGACATGGGTATACGGAAACAAGTTATGCTCCCTGCCCAGGTCATTTCGTTCATGGTTAATTGAATTTCAGCAGCCAAGCCGGCATAGCGAAACCTACTGACAGTGCCAGTACCATTTGGGGCAACGTTCAAACCAAGATTTGAATAGCCAGGCCAAATGGTAGACACAAAGCCGGTGGGTTGATTTCCGGTTGTAGCTGTAGCACTGAAAAACGCAGAGCCAAAGAACGGAGAAACGAGGACATAAGTGTCAGTACCAGCAACAGCATTAGATGGTCGAGATAAAGATTGCATTGACATTAAAGTCCTGCCAACATAATTGTCTGGGATGCCAGTAGAGCCGGTTGTGTCAAAGTCAGGAACAGCAAAAGCACACTTAAGGAAATCAAGACCACACTGAGACAAACCTCTAGTGGGTTTTGGAACCTTAGGAGCGCGTTTTTGAACAATTCTGACATTAGGATTGGACACAAGGGCGGTGTTGGGAACAGGGACAATGATATTGTTAGACTTGCGAGTAACGAGCTGATTTTGTTGGCCGACAGCAACGACCTGATTATTCCTTCTGGAACGCCGGGGACGTCTTCGCCTTTGATTTTGGACGGGGACGAGCTCGACGATTGCCATGGGCTTCAATTTTCGATGGTCCCTTTACACCATCAACTACTACACCCGGTGGGATGATCAATTCTACCAGGGGAGGATAGTCCGGGACCTGAAAAGTCTTAAATATGTAAAGAACACGATCAACGAGAGTATGATCACCAACAAGGACTGATACAACATCAGTCAAATCGCGTGTCAAATCTACAGGATAACCTGTCTGATAAGGCAGCTCTATAAGATGATCATATTTAGTCGTTGTGTGCTCACCATAATGCTTAAGCATGGCCTTACACCAATCTGTAACAATTGGTGTGTTAGGATCGGTTTTAAGATAACCAAGGGCACGTCGTGAAACGGCAATGTGGAGGGGCACAGATTTGGGTGCTACAACCACATGACTCTTAGATATAAACCGACGAACGTCATAAATACTATTGCCAGACATAGGCAAGTCGTAATACACGCGGCCAAGAAAGCTAGGATACACAGGTGTCTTTACAACTTCAAGAGTATAACCCAAAAGCGCGGCGACATCACATATAGGTGGGTCATGACAATAAACTATGTCATCACCTGATACCACAAAATCATATTTAGATGACGCAGAGTAAGCAATGAAAGCATTAAGAAGAGTATTGAGTATTGTGGTGTCAGGTGATCCACTGAGACGTG